CATACGTAGAACGTCCACTTAAGTTTTTTGTTTGAAGACCATCTAATGTATATTCTGTATTTAATATTTGTACTGTCATATTGACCGTATTTTCAGTATTATTTGTAATTCGAATTATATTCCACTCATCTAAGTACCAATTATCAGATACTTCAATCGCATAACGGTCAACTATATTTATGGCAAGGAATTCGTCTCCTACGCTTACTTTAAATATACCAGGAATAGAACCAGTATCTTTATACAATATTTCATACGCGATTTGCATCTCTGCTCTGTACGGCATAATACCACTCAAGTTTTCTTTGTAACCTTCATCGCGTTTCTTTTGTATTTCTAATAATGCATATGCTCTTGCTGCTGCACGCGTACCTTTTGATTCTATCAATGGTGAACCACTATTTACAATGGTGGTTACAATAGCATCATTTACAGTAATACTCCACGTGTCTGTATTATTTGTCATATACATAGAAATATACCGAGCATTTCCATCTGAAAAATATGTTATTTGAGGATGACCATAACTGACATCATTCTCTTCAATATTGGTTAATATTATACTGTACGAAACATCTCTATAAGAGTTGTTCTTTGCTGTAATAACAAATACTTCACCACGCAATTCAGAACCAGAATAAGATGTACTTGCAGTAATTTGAAATGGCGATTCAGGAGCTAATACAGGTCCTCTCCCTTCTCTACGTCTTGTAAAAAAGGTATGACAAGCACAAAATTCTTTTTTTGGGTCTAATGCAGGAATTTTGATTCCATTTTTTACAATAAATTCTTTTTCTACAGGAACTTTCTTTCGCATATTGTAATACTGATTTATGGCATTTCTTGCAAAAAGACTTGTACCTTTCGAATAACTTGTACGCGCTAATGTTTTCAAACTGAAATCACAAGTATTGCAAGCGTCATTATAGGAACACTCGAGACAATCACGACTTTCTTTTGTTACCGCCATATTTCTGTACAGTATTTGGTCTGCATTTACTACACGCGAATATGCTGGTTTCGTGATGCCTTCATTTTCGGCTATATACTGCTTGTACTGTATGTACTCTTGAGTACTTAAAGTCTTTTCTAAACCTTCTTTACTTGTAGAAGTCATTCGAAGGTTTTTGTCGTGAGAAAAGATGTTCCTCATTTTTTTATCTTGGATGTAATCTTTTTGAGACATCTTTGGTGAAACCGAAATTAAATGTATATATATAGACACTTGAATAAATAAATTTCATTTGTTACACGTTTTTTTCAAATAGTAATGTACAATAATATATATGGTTATTATAATAAACTCTATTATACAGTAAAATAATAAGTTGGTAAAAAATAATATGCTACTTCATATTTTGTTTTACGATCTATGGTTTTACTTTTCACACATGTTGTTGCATACAAATATATTATATCAAATAGTACATAAAATACACCATCAAACACCATATTCTGTATTGACATATGAAGATACAAATAAAGCTCATATACTCGAGAACTCCATACAACCTCTAGGTATATTCATACCATTCCTTTTCTGTAAAGAAAAAATAAGTCTTTCATTTATTGCAGCATCTGCTTTTGTTTACATTCGCGGTATGATGAGACACGACCATAGATGTATTTACTGGATTGGGAATCATCATATCTTACATCATAAGTACGTAAATTGTAATTATGGTGAATATTGGATCGATAGTTTATTTGGTACAGTTTATCACAACCCTAAAGAATATGTTTACGGAATATTGTATACATAAACCAGTCAAGATTTAAACCCTCGAAGATTTAAACCCTCGAAGATTTAAACCCTCGAAGATTTAAAATGGGACATTTTAAATCATAGAGGGTCAGATTCCAGTAACGTTTAGAAATGACGCCCTGAAAGGGCGTCCCATTTCAAAACTTCACTGGTATAAAATGGGACATTTTAAATCATAGAGGGTCAGATTCCAGTAACGTTTAGAAATGACGCCCTTTCAGGGCGTCCCATTTCAAAACTTCACTGGTATAAAATGGGACACTCTAATTTTCAAAACCTTACGTATCATCATTATTATTACAGTATTCGTCTTCCAATATATTGTAATTATATTTATCCATATATTTATGCACTCTAGTAGGATGTAGTACTGTAGATATCAAGTCTTCTGCAAATGGTTGTATTTGTCTCATCATTGCATCTTTATCCAGTATAAATATTGCTGGATTGAGTGATAATAATCCTAATTCTACACCTGTTTCATCTAATTTTTGTATATTTTCGTGTATTAGTTCCATGGCTTCTTCACTATTGTTTCCAAATAAATATTCCCAGTTGATTTTATGTTGATTCTCTTTTAAAAGTGGAACCATTATTGGATTTCTTGATAATTCTGACCAGTTGCATTTATCAAGGTTTGCAAGTATAATTGGAATCACTTCTGGATTCGTGTTTTTAGACAATCCTTCAAAATCGATTTTTGAAAGATTCTTCTTTATCACTTTTATTGCTTTCGCACTTGGGTTACTACACAAATTATTCCAATAGTAGCGTTTGCATTTAACTGAACTTTTTAATAACTGTATACCGTTTTTATTACACGCAAGTATATCTGGAATTATCCAGTCTAGATTTTCTTCTAACAAAGAAATCCCCTCTGGATTTGAGTTTAAGTACCTTTTATTAATATTTTCTGGATGCCTTTTCAGTAAATATATAGCACTCGGATTTGCACTTATAAACGACCATAATAGATGTTTAGAATGTATATTCTGCTCCATCATATGAACCGCCCCTGGATGCGTGTTCTTTGAAAACCAATGCCAACTAATGTCTTTGATTTTACGTTTTTGAATATTCTTACGAAACGCGTGTGGATTCCCACAAATAAATTTAGAATTTATAGCACGTTCTGGAATCCATTCTCTTAATTTATATACAGGTTCAAATGACATTGTTGTTCAAATGACTTAGTCCTAATAATATTGTACAGTATACATTTTTCAAAAACATAAAATCAATTTTATAAAAAAATTGATTTTTACACATACCATACATAATACAAAGAACATTGTACGAAATGGATATTATTCAGAATAATCAGGTTTGGGACGTTTATCCGACTTACAAGGCATATCAGAGGGTTGCAACTACGGGACTAGATGTACACGTTATTATAATTATTATAAATTCTGACTATATTGTACACGACCCTAATAAAAATCATATAACTAATATCGAGGTACTGAATAAAGTAATACGTACATTACCTGTTTGTGATAAAGTACTAGTACACAATGCTGTAAAAAATAGGGGGCAGTTTTGGGAGCGAAAATATGAACAAGTAAAAAATGACCCGTCTGAAAGGTCAAAACAAATTGCACTCGTCAAAAAAGCACTCCTTAAATTATTGATTATTTGAAATTATTCCAGAAAAATTGATACTGTACACGAACCATTTATAATATATATATATCAAAAATAACAAAATGAAAATGAAAATCAATCCTATTCTTAGTTATACTGTAATTGAAGAAATTTTCAATAATCACTATGACGACTATGATTTTAGTACGATAACAGAAACTGAACAATACAAAATTTATAGATATGATTATATGAAAGAGTTATATTACGATGCTAGTACACTAAAATCTACATTACACTTGAACGCCTTATTGAATATTCAACAACATATCCATGACGGAAGTCTAGATAAAGAAATATTGAGATGCTTCATACGGTCTAAATCATAGAAAGTCGGATTCTTTTACTTTTGTAAATAATTTTTTACAGTTTTTATGATGAAAAAATTATTTATTTTTTATGGATTTTTATATAATGGTCCTGAAATACAAAACAATATAAAAAGTCTTGTAACTTCGGACTTCTAGTTACTGTAAGCAACACCGCACATACCGCTCATGACACGTAGGACATTATATCCTAGAGCGTAAACACGGACCTTAGCAGTGGAAGTACCACCAACAGTTCCTGAAGAAAGAACAAGCTGTAGGGTAGCATTGTCGATTCTGGAAAAGTTGCATGATCCTGATGGTTGGTGCTCCTCAGGGCGAAGTGCGAAGGAGTAAAGATTGATACCAGTATCAGGAGCACGAGTGTGGTGCTGGAATGGCTGTACAACATCGAAGTATGAACCTTCACGCTCAGAGAATCGGTCTTGTCCGTTCAACTGAAGCTTGGCAGTTACAACAGGGTTCTCACCCCAGCAGTGCATGTCAAGAGCAGTCTCAGCAAGAACGAAGGTTCCAGCGTCAGAAACACCAGAGTTTTGTGTTCCAGTAACACCTTCGAATCCACCAGTTGCGTTTGAAGCACCCCAGGTGTTTGTCTCGGTATCAATACCAGCAGCGTAAGGCATCTCGAACATGTTGTTGGTAACGAACTTACCCTCGCCTGATACACCATCAGCGGAACCGAAAGCGTGTACAGCGTTAGGAAGAGCATCAACAGCATCAGTGTAGTTGAATGGCTGTGCACCAAGAGTCTTGTAAAGAGTCTCACCTCCCTCCAAAGAAGCACAGTAGTCAACGTTAGAATCGGGCTGGACAACCCAGATAAGCTCCTTACAAGGGTGGTTGAAGTTAAGCTTGATCTTGTTGGAAGATGAACCAACAGATTCATCACCAGTGAATTGAAGTTGTTCAATCAAGTACTCGTGAGGGTTCTGTGCCATCTTGCGTCTCTCATCGGTATCCAAGAAGATATAGTCGATGTATAGAGAAGCAGCAACAAGAGATTGTTGGTAAGCAGTGTTTGCCTTGATGTCACCGGTTCCGTTAAGACTGGATACAGCCCATAGACACTCACCAATAGGGCGAAGATCAAGATTGATCTTAACCTCGTGGTATTGAAGAGCAATTAGAGGAAGAGCAAGACCAGGGTTCTTGCAAAACCAGAATTGAAGAGGAACGTATAGAGTGGTTTCAGGAAGAGCGTTACGGGGAGCACATACTTGAGCAGGTCCTCCGTTAGCAGCACAAGGACCAGCAACGTTCTCGAATCCAGGGTCGGTGATGTAGGTCAACTGGGTAGTGTGACCGATCATCTTCCAGTATCCCTTCTGTTGTTC